ATGATGGTGGAGATGGAAATGGAACAGAATCAGGCCCTGTAAGTAGGGGTGGTGGTGGCGGTGGAGGTGCCGGTGGCGCAGGTACTACTGCAACTACATCACAAGTAGGAAATGGTGGAAATTCATCTAATGCTTGGCCAGGAGATTGTACAGCAAGAGCTGGTGGTGGTGGCGGTGGTGGACAAAGTTCAGCTTCATCAGGTGGAGGTGGTGGCGGTGGTGCTGGAACTACTGGACCAAGTGCAGCATCTAGTGGAACTGTAAATACTGGAGGTGGCGGTGGCGGTTCAGGAGATGGTACTGCTGGATCTGGTGGTTCAGGTGTAGTTATAGTAAAAGAACCTGAAATATTTGAAGCTAAAAGTGCCCCAGGTGTTTGGCAAATGAATACAGTTTATGATTTAGTAAAACAAGGATGTTGGTCAGGTTTTAATACCACATCAATAGATTATTTAGTAGTAGCTGGTGGAGGTGGAGCCGGTCACGATGATGGTGGTGGTGGAGGTGCTGGAGGATATAGAGCTTCAGGTTATGGACCAAGCCCACTTCGAGGATCAGCATTAAGATTAGCACCAGGAGATTATACAGTAACAGTTGGTGCAGGTGGAAATGGAGCACCTAATTCTCCAATAGTTCAAGCTACTGATGGATCAAATTCAACAATAGATTCAATTACATCAGAAGGTGGTGGTTTTGGTGGAAGAAGTCCACAAGGCCCTGGTAATCCAGGAGGCTCTGGTGGGGCCGGAGGTGGAGGTGGTGCTAAAGCTGGTGGATCAGGTAATACTCCTCCAACAACCCCTCCTCAAGGAAATAATGGTGGAGCTTCTACTCCAGGATGTAATGCTGGTGGTGGAGGTGGTGGAGCGACCGCAGCAGGTGGAAATGGTTCAGGAAGTGCACCTAGTTCTTCCCCTACAGGTGGAAATGGTGGTGATGGAGCACCTAATACTATTTTAGGTCCTGATACATCTTATGCTGGTGGTGGAGGTGGTGGAGCATTTTTTAATACACCAGGTACTGGTGGAGCAGGTGGAGGTGGTGCTGGAGCACCAAGTCCAGTTGGAAATGGAACACCAGGAACAGTTAACACAGGTGGTGGAGGTGGTGGAGGTTCTTCTTCTCCAGGTCCAAATAGAGATGGTGGAAATGGTGGATCAGGTATAGTTATTGTTAGAGGACCAAGCGCAATTACATTTAGTGCTGACCCAGGTCCGTCTGCTACAATTTCAACTCACCCTGGTGGAGATAAACTAGCTAAATTTACAGCTTCTGGTACATTGACAATAACATAAGATTAATTTATAAATATAAAATTTAAGGAGTAAAAATATGGCACATTTCGCAGAATTAAAAGCAATGACAGATCCTACTGGATTTACGTCAGATTCACACCAAGTAGTACAAAGAGTAGTAGTTGTAGGAAACGACTGTGTTCCTTCAGACGAACATGTTGATGGTGAAACATGGTGTATTAATTTTTTTAAAGGTGGAATTTGGAAACAAACTTCTTATAATCATAATTTTAGAAAACAATATGCAGGAATAGGATTTGTTTATGATCCTGTAAAAAATAAATTTTTAGCACAACAACCTTATGCTTCATGGTCATTAGATGCAGATGACGATTGGAAAGCACCAATTACATATCCATCAATTATAGATGATGGTGAAGATCCACCTAGTTGGAGATATACAATAACTTGGAACGAAACAAAATACAACGCTGACAACACTAAAGGTTGGGAAGCAACAAAATCAAACGACGACGCGGAAACCAAAACAATTTACGATTGGAACGGCACAGCTTGGGTGTCCGCATAGGAGGACACTAATATGCCAAGAGGCAGCGCAAATCAAAATGGTGGTATTTTAGGAAAAACGAATACAACTTCGTTTGGAAAAAATAAAGTTACAGCTACTACAAGCACGGGGTGTTTTACCACACAACCAGGAACACGAATAGCTAATGTAGTTGTTGTAGGTGGCGGCGGTGGAGCAGGAAGAGATAATGCTGGTGGCGGTGGAGCTGGCGGTATGGTTTTACCTTCTAGTGCAATTTCAGTTTGTGGTAATACAGCTTATCCAATAGTTATTGGTGGTGGTGGTAATGGACGAACTAATAACTGTGGTCAAGGATGCACAGGTGTAGATTCAACAGGTTTTGGTTTAACAGCTAAAGGTGGTGGCGGAGGTGGAATAGGTAATCCTAGTGCACCCGTCGGTCCAGGAACTCCAGGAGGTTCTGGAGGTGGAGCTGGAGCAACTGATTCACCAGGAATGACAGGTGGATCTACAATTCAATCCTGTCAACCAGGAGATTCTGGAACATTTGGTTTTGGAAATGCTGGTGGTCCAGGTGGAAATTCTCCAAATAGATCATCAGGTGGTGGTGGCGGAGCTGGTGCTGCAGGAACTAAACAACCAAGTGGTGGTGCTGGTGGAGACGGTGGAAATGGAAAAGATATTACTCCAGTCTTTGGTCCAGGTACTTATCCTAATTGTGGTGTTTACGCTGGCGGTGGCGGTGGTGGAGCAATTACTAGTGGAGCTGGTGGAGATGCAGGAACTGGTGGCGGTGGAACTGGTGGTGGATCAACAACAGCAACTTGCGGAACAGTAAACACTGGTGGCGGCGGCGGTGGAACAGCAAACTTTCCAAGTGTAACCAGTGGAAAAAATGGTGGTTCAGGAATTGTAGTAGTAAAAGAATTAAATAAAGCAAGTGGTGTGTGGTCAATGCAAAGTCAATTTCAAGCAAAAAAATGTGGAACATGGCCACAATTTATTGCATATGATATGGATTATTTAGTAGTCGCTGGTGGTGGTGGCGGTGGTTTTCGTTTAAATGGTGGTGGTGGAGCAGGCGGATTTAGAGAATCAAGTGGAGCAAATACAGGATGTTATACAGCATCACCTTTAGGAAGTGGTGTAACAGGTTTTTTATTAGAAGAAGGCACTTATACAATTACAGTTGGTGCTGGTGGTGCTGGTGGTGTATGTGGCCCTGAAACAGGAGCCAAAGGAACTGATTCAATATTTAATGTATGTGGATCTGCACCATTAAAAATTACATCTTCTGGTGGTGGTGCTGGTGCTCCAGCTTCATCTCCTTTAGGACAAGGAGGATCAGGAGGTGGTGCAAAAGTATCATATGGTCCTGTTCCAAGAGCAGGTAATACTCCTCCAGTAAGTCCACCTCAAGGAAATGCTGGTGGTGAAGGTATTGATTCAGGTTCTGATAAAGCTTCTGGATCTGGTGGAGGAGCAACAGCCGCTGGTGGATCAGCAGCTTCTCCTATGAATCCAGCCCCTGCAAGAGCAGGTGGAGCTGGTGCTACTACAAATATAACTAATTCTTCTGTAACATATGCAGGTGGAGGTGGTGGTGGAAATGAAGCACAACCAGTTACTCCAGGTGGAGCAGGTGGTGGTGGAAATGGTGGTGTAGGTGGGCCTTCAGATACAAATACAACAGCTGGTACAGCAAACACTGGTGGTGGAGGTGGTGGAGGTGGTTGTGGATCAGCTCCTGCTGACGTTTATAATGGTGCGGCTGGTGGATCAGGAATAGTTGTTACAAGATTTCCTTCAACAAGTTGTGTTTCAGTAGCCCCAGGAACTAATAGTGTTGCAACACTACCGTCGCCAGCGGGTGGATATAAAGTTGCTACATTTACCGTTTCAGGAACATTGACAATTTCATAGGTAATGTTATATTAAGTTCATAAAGACATATGAACCTTACAAACTATTATTGGTATTTTCAATCAGCAGTTCCTCATAGAATTTGTGATGATATTGCAAGATATGGAAAATCTATACAAGATCAAATGGCAGTTACAGGTGGCTATGGTAATAAAAAATTAAATCAAAAACAAGTTAACGATTTAAAAAAGAAAAGAGATTCAAATATTGTTTGGATGAATGATAGATGGATATATAAAGAAATTCAACCTTATATTCATCAAGCAAATGCTAGTGCAGGTTGGAATTTTCAATGGGATTTTTCTGAGTCTTGTCAATTTACAAAATATGTAAAAGGTCAATACTATGACTGGCACTGTGATAGTTGGGATAGACCTTATCAACGAAAAGAAGGCGAGCCTGATCATGGAAAAATTAGAAAATTATCTGTAACTGTTACATTATCTGACCCTAAAGAATATAAAGGTGGAGAATTAGAATTTGATTTTAGAAATTTAGATCCTGATAAACCTAGAAAACCTGTTAAATGTAAAGAAATATTACCTAAA